AAGCGGATTAGGTACAGACTTAGGTGGTGAAACTGTTGCAGTTCCTCCAAGTCACATGATGTTGCGTACAATTATCCGTAGTGACAATGTTAGCTATCCATGGTTTGCACCAGCTGGTGTACGTCGTGGCTTAATTGACAATGTTACTGCAATTGGATATGTTGACACAACTGATAGCAATTCATTCCGTAGTATCGGAGTTACTCAAGGTCTACGTGATGTATTATACACACAAAGAGTTAACCCAATTACAGTACTTCCTGGTGTTGGTTTAGTTAACTACGGTCAAAAAACTCGTGCAGCAATGACAAGTGCAATGGATCGTATTAATGTTGCTCGTTTAGTATGTTACTTACGTGTTGTACTTGACCAAGTTGCTCGTCCGTTTATATTCGAACCAAATGATACAATTACACGTAATCAAGTTAAAGGTGCATTTGAATCGGTACTTAATGATGTAGTTGCTAAACGTGGTATCTATGACTATGTAGTAGTTTGCGATACAAGTAACAACACACCAGATCGTATTGACCGTAATGAATTGTATGTTGATATTGCAATTGAGCCAGTTAAAGCAATTGAATTCATCTACATTCCAGTACGCTTGAAAAATACAGGTGCTATTGCAGCAGGTGTTTAATTAATAAAGTATGCATATAATGGGGGAGTTATTTCCCCCGGTTATGCGCTAAGAAATAGCTAAATATATAAAAGGAACAACAAGATGGCAACATCATCATTAAGTAAGTTTACCGTACCGCTAAGTACAGACCAAAGCGCAAGCGCACAAGGTTTGTTAATGCCTAAATTAAAGTTCCGCTTTCGCGTAACATTTGAAAACTTCGGTGTTAGTCAACCATCAACGGAATTAACTAAACAGGTTATGAGCTTTAAACGTCCAAGTTTAACGTTTGATCCAATTGAAATTCCAGTTTACAACAGCCGAGTTTATCTAGCTGGTAAACCAACATGGGACACAGTTACCACTACATTACGTGATGATGCAGGTGGTGAAGTTGCTAAACGTGTTGGTGAGCAATTACAAAAACAATTTGACTTTATGGAACAAGCTTCTGCTTCTAGCGGTATTGACTATAAATTTATTACACGTTGGGAATCATTAGACGGCGGCAATGGTGCAAGTGAGCCAACTATTCTTGAATCATGGGAATTATATGGTTGCTTTATTACTACTGCTGACTATGGCGATTCTGATTATAGTGCAAATGATCCAATGACAATTGCTTTAACAATCCGTTATGATAATGCTATCCAAACTCCAATTGGTACAGGTGTTGGTAGTGTTGTTGCAAGAACATTAGGCAGCACAATTACTGGTTAATTCCCGTAAATGAAACAACTCAAAAGCTCGGTTATTACCGGGCTTTTTTTTGGCGATAAATAATATAAATGGATAGAACAAATGGCAGCTGGATTCTTTAACCAACTATTATCACAAGTAAGCACGGGCGACCAAATAAAAGATTGGCAACATGCCTCTCGGACCTTTGTTGACGGATTATATCGACTTAGTCCTAAAATGGGATCGATGTTCCATGTGTATATCGATGTAAATAGTCAATTAGTACCCGGTGATCCAACGGAAATTGGTATGATGGCAAAAACAGTTACCTTGCCAAAGTTTACTATACAGAATAAAATTCTTAATGCATATAACAGAAAAAATATAGTACAAGAACGCATTAACTATGATCCAATTAATCTTACATTTCACGATGATAGTTCCGATATTGTAAATAAGTTTTGGCAGGGATATTATCAGTATTATTATAGAGATTGGGATCACCAAGAAGCATTATATAAACAAGAATCTAAATATCAAAAACGACAAGCACAAGATTGGGGGTTTAGTCCTAAATCAAGTGGAACTAATGCACCTAACTATATTAATAGTATTCGAATTTATAGTCTACATCAAAAATCATTTAGCAGTTATATACTAATAAATCCAATGATTACATCATTTCAACATGGTCAACATGCACAAGGTGAATATACTCCGCTTGAAAATTCAATGACAGTAGCATATGAAGCTGTGCATTACGAAAGCGGCCCTGTCGGAAGCGGTAAAGTTATGGGCTTTGATCATGTACACTACGATAAAACAGCAAGCCCATTATCATCCTTGGGCGGTGGCACACAAAGTTTGCTTGGGCAAGGTGGTGCAATACAGGGCATTGGAGATGTGTTGACTAACTTAGGAAGTGGCAATTTTGGTGCAGCGGCACTCGGAGCATTGCGAACAGGCACAAATATTAGTAATATGAATATTAAGCAAGTAGCAAATGCTGAATTACAACAAACTGCAATGAATATACTTCGCGGACAAAATACACAAAGTACAGTATTTGTTCCTACTGCATCTAGTGTACAAGCAGGATTATCCAAGGCAATATATTCTGTACCGGGATTAGTTGGTGTAAAAAACCCTTCAACTGGTAATATGAACTAAAGGAACAACAATGACAATTAACGGAAATTTACCACCAAGTACCAACACAAACAGTACAACAACCTATTTTAACAATTTTTTTAAAAACGGATTTACTGTTAGTCAAAATGTCGACGATACGATGATAGGATACTTTCAAACTATTACAGGCGACAGGGCAAGTGGAACAACGTTGGCATCGGCTGTACTTTATACAGCACAAAGTCAGGGTATTGATCCAATGATTATTATCGATGAGTTCCGTAAATTAAAACCCAATGAACTTAACGCATACTTAACAATGTTCTTAAATCTAAATAGAGTAAGCACTAGTTTACTTGGGCTTAGTAACAGCCCGCAAACAAACAAATACATAGTAAGAGCAATTCTTCCATAATGGCAAAGTATGCAAATGGCAAATTTACAATAAAGAATACTGAGAAATACATCGGTAAACGTTTGCCAACATACAGATCAAGCTGGGAATTTACGTTTATGTCATTCTGCGATAACAACCCAGCAGTAGTTAACTGGGCAAGTGAAGCAATTACAATCCCATACCGTAATCCAGTAACTGGAAAGAATACAGTTTATATTCCGGATTTTCTCGTTGTGTATATTGATGCAAATCAGCGCAAGCACTCAGAACTTATCGAAATCAAACCAAGCACACAAACAACAATGGAAGGCGCTAAAAGCTATCAAGACAAATTGTCGGTAGCGGTGAACATGGCTAAGTGGGCAATGGCAGATGCTTATTGTAAAGCCCATGGCATGCGCTTTAGAGTAATTACAGAGTTTGATATTTTTAAAAACGTCAAACGCTAGACTAATAAATAGTTTACTATGACAAAAAAACTTGAAGAACTCTTTAACCTTGCTCCTACTGATGAAGTTACAGTAGAAGAAGCAACACAAACAATCGAAGAAAACAATGCAATACTAGCAGATGTCAATCTTGCAATTGATAAGATTGATGCGGCACTACCATATGTTAACGACATCGATACAACAGACACTGAACTAGATGAGCTTGCTGAGTTAGCAACTGAAAAGTTTAAAGACTTACTAGATTTAGGTATGAATGTAGAAGCACGTTTTAGCGGGACAATATTGCAAACAGCGGGCACACTACTAGGACATGCAATTACAGCAAGACAAGCTAAAATGGATAGAAAGATGCGCACTATTGATCTGCAACTTAAAAAGATGCGACTTGATCAGATTGCGGCTAAAGATGCTATTAAATCAGACAGCGATAAGATACTTGATGCAGTAGAAGGCGGTGGCGTGGTACTTGACAGAAACGCACTACTAGCACAAATCTTAAACAAAGCCAAGCCAGATTAAAACAGCAATTTTGAATAAATAACTGTAAGGATATATAAAAACTATGAAGAATTTTCTACAACATTTAACTGAAAACCAAAAAACATACGAGTTTCGCATCAAGATAGCCGACATTGATCCAGCAGATATAATGGACAGATTGAAAGCGGCACTTGATGCATATGGCTTAGAAAGTTTGAGCAAACCAAAACGTTTACCAATTAAATCTAATGACATTGACTTTCCGAGTTTAGCTAACTGTCAATTGTATTTAATGGACGCAGTGCTTAAATATCCAGTCAATGATGCTCAGTTACGTGCCATTGTATCGGAACGTGGTGCAATCCCAATAAGTAATATCGTAGTTGTTCCTGGCAATCATCCAGAAGAACAACGTCGTTGGAACTTAGAAGGTAATGATGTGCGTGAATTTAAAAAAGGTGAGTCAGTATTAGACAAACCATATGAAGCAGACAAACCAGATGCTAAAGTAGCAAGTGAAGCATTTGCAAATGCAACAAGTTTACTTAAAGAACTAAGCACACCGTCATTTGGCATTGCAGGTAGTGAAAAAGCAGACGGCAAAACAACAAACGATATCCCAACTGGTGATATAAGCCCAATTGGCAGTACACAAAATAAAATTACAAAGGTAAAATAATCATGAGCAATAACAACATCTATAACATCTTAGGCAAGTTAAAAAGCATTACTGATACTGCTGCATTAACGCCAGACACACAACCTACTACTGTTTACGAAAGCGTAGAAGCACGTGGTAGTATTACTGAAGCAGTCAGAGCTTTAGAAGCTAAGTTTGCAACGTTTAAAGAAAGCGTAGCAGATGACATTGCTGATAAGAAAGCAGAAAAAGAAGCTGGCGATTGGTGGGGCGATAAGAAAGCTAGCCTTAACAAAGACAAACGTGAAGTTAAGGGTAGCAAGTACGGCGGGAGCAAACAAAAAGACGACGACGAAGCTAAAGATAAAGACGACAAGAAAGATGCACAACTTTCTAAAAAATCTAATAAGACTGCTATCTTAGATAAAGATGACGAAGAAGATTTAGATGAAGGCATTGTAGATGCTATTGGCAGTAGAATTGGTCACGCAGTTAAAGGTGCTAAACGTGCATTAGCTGGCAAACCAAGTGCTAAACAAGTTCAACAACAACATGCTTTTAAAGCAGGTCTCGGTCAGGTGAATTTAGGTGTTACAGCTCAACAAATTGCTGATGCTCCTGGTGAATATAAGAAAGCTGAAAGAACTGGCAAACTATTGCGCAATGTCTCTGCACAACAAGCTGGTTATAAAAATGATGTAGATGAAGCATTTGAGTTTGGTAGCAAAAACTTTAAAAATGCATCTAGCTTAAAGAAAGCTCCAAAAGCTAAACTAGTTAAAGAAAGTGCAGTACGTAATCACCCAATCTATACTAACCCAGAAGCGTGGGATCACTATAAGAAAGAATTAGACGAAGAAGAATTAAACAAAGCAACACAAGAGTTAGACGAAATTGCTAAACTTGCTGGTCTGCCAAAACAAATCAACGTTGATATGAATAAACCACTTGGCGCACCTGCTAAAGCAGACGGAGTAACCCTTCCACCAGCGCCGATTGAGCATGAGCCAATGTTGGAAATGGATGATGAATGGGACGACGAATCAGGTTATGATTTAGATGATCCAAAACATCCAACATGGGCAGAAAGACAACGTGAAAAAGCAGAGTGGGCTAGAGATTATGCTAGAGATAGTGAGTTAGATGAAGCTGAAATGGAAGAAGGCAACGAATTCAGTGGAGCATTAGCATCTGCTAAAGCAACTGGCGCTAAAGAATTTACAGTTGGCGATAATCCAACAGTATACAAACTTAAAGAAGATATTAACGTAAGCGTTACAGCAAATGGCGAAGAAGATGCACTTAATCTATTCCGCAAACTAGCTGGTATGCCACAAATTGCAATTGCACAAAATGAAGAACCGTGTGATGGCGCAATGGAAATTGAAGTTGATGAAGAACGTGACCCAGAATACGTAAACAGTCCACGTGAACAAATAGCACCAGTTAGTGCTGCTATTCCAAGTGGTACTGACTTAAACCGTAGCAAACGTCAATACAAAAAAGAATATCCAGGCGATAACCCAATGGCAGTTGCAGAAGCTAAAGATACTAGCTGGAGCAAATATGCTAGCATGTTAAAAGGTTTATTGAAATAATGAAAAGTCTACGCTCATACATAGAAGAAGGCATGCAACGACTAGTTGAGCGTAGTTCTATTGATCCAGAAACACAAAATATGCTAAATGTAGCAAAAGCCAAATACCCAGATACTACTGATGACTTTGGTGCACTTGCTACATTAGTACGTAGAGCAAATACTCACAGTATTGCAGGTATTAAAACACTTGGCGCAGAAAATGATGCGGAAGAAGCAGACATTGACACATTAGAAATTGAGAATGATGTTGAAGATAGAGAAATTGCACACGGCGAACACAGACTCGACGGAATTGATGCAGAGCTTGCGGCCTTGCGCAGACAAATTGCTACACTTACAGGTAAACAATAATGAAAATTAAAGATATTATTACAGAAACCGACCACCACGCAAGTGCCAAAGACTTGCCAGGCGATCAAGTCGCCGCCCTAAAAGGTGCTGTAAGTATGCCCGGTATTAGTATGAACAAATCAAACGGTAGTGCGTATGCACAATATCGCTTTGGGCTAGCATTAGCAGGTGCACCGGATTTCCCAACTAAAGCAGCAGGTGCAATAGCAGGTGACCCATTACTATGTACATATACAGATGAAGAACTAGCGATGATTAATAGTGCTGCTGATATGGTAGGCGCAGGTCATGTTAATCGCTTAACTAACAATCGTAGTGAAGAACTTGGCAACACTGGCAAAACTAGCCCAGTACCCACACGTAAAAAGAACAAGTACGGTGTCTAAACAATATCGCATTAGGGCACAGGACTATACAGAGTCATTAATCCCCGATGCAATACTTGATGTAAACGACCCAGCATACACAATTGCAAGTGTAACTGATGTAAATCAACCGATGAGTTTATCTAACTTCATCGCAACACACAACAATATTAACACATTACCTCCGCAAGCTAAGTAATATTATGGCACAAACTCCAGACAGCGTCTTAGTTAAAAGACCCTACCAATCAGAAACATTTACAGAAGAACAGCTCTTAGAATTTGCTAAGTGTGCTGACCCAATCACTGGGCCGGAATACTTTATGAGTCATTACTTCTACATACAACATCCTACTAAAGGACGTATGTTGTATCAGCCGTTTGAATATCAAAAACGCTTAATTGAAACATATCACAATTATAGATTCAGTATCAGTTTAATGCCACGTCAAACTGGTAAATCAACAAGTGCTGCCGGATACTTACTATGGTACGCAATGTTCGTACCCGATGCAACAATTCTTATCGCGGCACACAAATATACAGGCTCGCAAGAAATTATGTCACGTATTCGTTACGCATATGAACTATGCCCTGACTTTATACGTGCTGGCGTAACAACATACAACAAAGGTAATATCGATTTTGAAAATGGCTCACGTATTAACTCGGCTACAACGACAGAAAACACAGGTCGCGGTATGTCTATATCATTATTATATTGTGATGAGTTCGCATTTGTACGCAGTACAATCGGTCGTGAATTTTGGACTTCTATCAGTCCTACACTAGCAACAGGCGGTAAATGTATTATCACATCAACTCCTAACTCAGACGAAGATCAATTTGCTACTCTGTGGAAGGGAGCCAACAAATGCGTGGACGATTTTGGAAACGCCACTGCGTTAGGAGTTAATGGGTTTAAATCATTCCGTAGTTATTGGAGAGAACATCCAGATAGAGATGACACGTGGGCAACGGAACAACGTGCGCAATTAGGTGATGAACGCTTCCGTAGAGAGATGGATTGCTGTAACGGTGATACAATACTACAATTAGAAATTAATGATGAGCAAAAAATAGTCACAATTGGTGAATTGTTTAATATAATCGATAAATAATTGGAGAAGACCAATTTAATTGAGAAATGTATGAGTGATGCAAATTATGTAATATCGAAAATAGATAACAAAAACTATTGTGTATCTAACGGTCAGTTTACAAAACATCTCAGAACAAATCAACTCACATATCAAGCATATTATGAAAAATATATAACAGGTACTATTAAATTATGTAGTTGTAGTAAACCATTGACCTTTTATCAAAAAAATCACACCTATGCTAGCAGTTGCGGAAACCCTGTATGTGTGGGTAAAACTATAGCTAAATCAAAACAATTATGGACAGACGAGCAGAAGCTATCGGATTCAGCAAACAAGAAAAAAGCTGCCAATGCTAAGACAGACAAACAGAAAGAGCTGCAAGTGGCTCGAGCCAGAGCAACTTTTATGCGCAAGTATGGAGTTGAATGGAGTTCTAAGTTTGCCGACCAAAAAGAAAAATCTAGAAAGACAAAGAAAGAAAAATATGGTAGCGAAACATATAATAATAGCAAGCAAACAAGCAATGCCTGGCAAGCAAAGACACTTGATGAAATTTCCAATATAGTATCTAAACGTCGTGCAACTTGTATGGATCGATTTGGGGTCGAAAATGCTTTAATGAAACCGGAAGCTAGAATAAATTCTGCTAAATCAAATAGTATAGGTCGAGCATTTGTTATGCCATCGGGTAAGGTTGTTGGGGTTCGTGGGTACGAAGATACTGTGCTGGCCAACTTATTAAAAGAATACAGCGAATCAGAATTATTATTTGATGATAGGAAAACTATATATAGTTTACCGGTGTTTGCATATATAAACGTAAACTTACACCTTGCAACATATTATCCGGATATCTATATTTCAAAAGAGAATAAAATCATCGAAGTAAAAAGCATGTGGTGGTGGAACGGAAATGGTAATGAAAAATATAATTCTAGACTAATTAATAATTTACGGAAGAAAGATTCAGTAATAGAGCAAGGATACGAATACGAAGTTTGGTTGTTTAAAAATAAAACAGAATATGAGATACTAGCATGGAAATAATGTATAAAGAAAACAAACACGGTTATAAAGTGTTAACTCCTGATGGATATAAATCCTTTGTAGGCATTCGGTGTCTTGGCAAAAAAGAAATCCACCGGATTGAATTGGGTACTGACTATTGGATTGAGTGTACATCTAATCATAAGGTATTTGTTAGTGATACTATCAGAGTTACTGTTGATGAACTTGTAGTAGGAGATATAGTATTAACTAATAGTGGCAATCAACAAGTATCTGCTAAATTAAATTTAGGAAGAGAAGAATTAGTATACGATTTAATCGAAGTAGACGGTGGGCATCGTTATTATACAAATGGAATATTGTCGTCAAATTGTGAATTTATCATCTGGGATGAAACACTTATTAACCCAGGGCATTTAGTTGAAATGCAAGGTATTGACCCAATCGAACAGCAAGGACAAATACGTTGGTATAAAAAGCCAAATCCAGCATTTACATATCTCGTTGCACTTGACCCAAGTCTAGGCACAGGCGGCGACCCAGCGGCAATACAAATATTTGAACTCCCAAGTTTTATACAAGTAGGCGAGTGGCAACATAATCGCACACCAGTACAACGTCAAATTGTTATACTAAGTGAGATTACTAAGTACCTTGCTGAAACTGTGCCAGTTAATAGCATATACTATAGCATGGAAAACAACTCTATCGGCGAAGCGGCATTAGTAACAGTAGCATCGATGGGCGAAGAAAACATTAAGGGAACATTCTTAAACGAACCACGCAAATCAAGTGGCGGAAGTTATAGAAAGGGATTTAATACAACACAACGTTCTAAGCTATCTGCTTGCGCAAAGTTAAAAAACTTAATTGAATCTAAACGCTTAACAGTAAACAGTAAGAACTTAATCTCAGAACTAAAAACATTTGTTGCAAACGGCTCTAGCTTTGCTGCTAAACCCGGCGAAACAGATGACTTAGTAATGAGTGTAGTACTAATGGTACGCATGGCTATGCTATTGCAATCATACGATGCAAGTTTAGATAGTGCGATGCGTGATACGTTAGATGATTTCATCGAGCCTCTTCCCTGGATAATGACTACATATTAGATTAGATGCCTTTCAACAGACTAGCATAAATAATACTATGAGAATAAAAAAATGCGCGAAATAAACAAAATAGCTGAAGCATTGTTTGAAAAAATCCGTGATAGATTTGATGATGTTACTTTAGGTGATGAAAACGCTAAAGCAACACAAGATCCAGCATCCGCACGTTTCTTCAACTTTGATTATACAGTAGATGGCGCAAGCCACGGTAACATAACAATTAGCGTTATTGATGAAAATTCACTTAAAGTATACTTTAGTAAAAACATCAGTAGTGATTTAGACGATGAAGAAAAAGCAAAATGGTATGCGTTTTTACGTGAACTAAGAGAGTTTGCTCGTCGCAACTTATTAAGTTTCGACCCACGTGATATTACACGTAGTACACTAAAACACCGCGATTTGCAACAAGTAAGCAAATCAGACAATACATACAGTAAAGATGAAGTTGCACTTGGCGAAAGCAGAATGCACGGCACAAGTCGTAGTAGTTACGAGCAAGATGGTGACGTAAAGATTATTGTACGTCATAGCGATCGAGTAGACCCAGAGCAACGTGGCGCACGTAGTCGTAAAATTAAAGCTCTGTTTATTGAAACAGCAGATGGCGCACGTATTAAACTACCCCACAACAACTTAAAATACGCACGTGCAATGGCACAACACATATCACAAGGTGGTGACGCTGGTGATGATTTTGGGTGCCATATTACTAAAATAGCAGAAGAATGTGGTAAACTACGTCCGTTTAAATCAGCAATGATACGTAGAACATTTGAAGATGCTGAAACACAATCAATGGCAGAAGCCGCATTTGAATATCACGGCTTGCTAAACAATACACTTAAAAAAATGGGTGGACGTAAAGGTTATGCTGCTTGTAAAGAAAGTTTTATAGCAGATGATGTTTTAATGGATGAATTTGATGTTGATGCATTGCGTGAACGCTTTGTTAAACGATCATTTAATGATAGAATGGAAGACGCACTACCACTTGTACAAAAGGCATATAATATGAAAAAATCTAATAACTTCGCGCAACAATTTGAAAGCTGGGCAGACAACGTAAGTGAAGGCACATGGGCTAAACCGGAAGGTGAAGAACAAGTTGCTGAACTTATCGACTTGTTGATGGAACCGCTAACAGTTGGTATTGATGCAACTAACGCAACTAGCGCACTATATAACTTAGTCGGTGATGACCAATTGTTTGATCGCTTAGGTGATTTAGCAGAAGAAAACCCAGAAGCTGATGCACGTGATGTGGTTATGGATTGGGTACAAGAAAACATGCCAGAAATTTATCAACAAGTTATGGCTGCAATTGGCGATGAAGATACAGCCGGTCAACAAGCAGAGCCAGAAATGGATGAAGGCGACACATATGGCGGCACACCGGCTGGTGGACAAGATTATACAAACGTTGAAGAAAACTACGACGATGAAGAAAATGATAGCTGCGATGCAGTACAAGCGGCAATTATTCGTCGTATCATAAATTCACATAGTGATTTACTATCACAATACGGACCAGAAGCAATTACAAATGCATCTAGAGATGTTGCTGAATGGGTGGGTAACGTTGAAGAAATTGGTAGCAGTGATGTTAGCGGTTGGGTTAAAGAAGTTATTAACAACTTAGGCGGCACTGACGAAATTGAACTTGAACGTGACCGTGATGAACCAGAGCAAGAATACGGTAGCGATATGCAGTTTGATCAAGACATCGACAGCCCAGACCAGTTTAATCGCGGTGGCGAAATGGATGAAGGCATAGTTGATACTGTTCGCGGTAAGAACTATAAACGTTTAGCAGATCGCAGTTTTAACAAGGCAATGAACGCACATGATGAGACTTTGAAATATGATTTTGATGACCCGTTCGGCCGCCCTCCACACGAAAAAGAATTTAGTAAACAAATGGCTAACATGCGTCAACGTGATAACAAAGCAAAATCACTTGGTATCGATGAAGCCACAGGTGCGTTAGATGCTATTATTGCTAATAACAAAGCGGCAGTTGATAATTTTATCCATCACAATGAATTAGATTATGATTTAGAAAGTGACTTACATGAATATTATTATGACAGATTAAGTCATTCTGCACAACGTGATGCAGACGACGAAGGTGAAATTGCACAAATGTTTGCAGATGATTTGGCTGACATGGGTATGATGTCTAACGTTGACGAAGCAATTGGCGACGATTACGTAAACAAAGATGAAAAATTAAAACGTATGGGTGCGAAAGAATTAAGTCCGTTAGACAAAGCTAGAATTATGCCAAGCCAAATGAAAGCAATGTCTAAAGGCGACGACGAAGGCGACTTAACAGCATACAACAAACAATTTAATGAAGAAATCGCACAGATGCGCAGAATCGCTGGTATTTAATACAAGAAATTAGTTTTACCAAAAGGGCACTTTTTAGTGCCTTTTTTCTTGACCTTACTATCAATATAACGTATTATTAATGTGTAGGTGATAAATAGTATTGTAAGTAGCGGGAAGTTACCTACATTAAAGACCAACTTAAAACACAAGGAGTTATACCATGGCAACATCATTAGCAGAAATCAGAGCAAAGTTACAAGCGCAAGACACACGTAGTACAGGTAAATCATCAGGCGGCGGCGACAACGCAATCTACGCACATTGGAACATTGACGAAGGTGCAACGGCACGTATTCGTTTCTTACCAGATGCAGATCCAAAAAACACATTCTTCTGGGTTGAACGTAATATGATCAACTTAGAATTCGCTGGCGTTAAAGGTCAGACAGACAGCAAAAAAGTAGTAGTTCAAGTACCATGCGTTGAGATGTGGGGCGAAGCGTGTCCAATCTTAGCAGAAGTGCGCACATGGTTTAAAGATTCTTCATTAGAAGAAATGGGCCGTAAGTATTGGAAAAAGAAATCATATTTGTTCCAGGGCTTTGTTCGTGAAAATCCAATGAAAGATGACAAGACCCCAGACAATCCAATTCGTCGTTTCATCATCAGTCCACAAATCTTTAACTTAGTTAAGTCAGCGTTACTTGACCCAGAGTTAGAAAACTTGCCAACTGATTATGCAGGCGGTTTAGATTTTACTGCAACTAAAACATCTAAAGGTGGTTACGCAGACTATAGTACTAGTAAATGGTCACGTAAAGAATCTGCATTAACTGTAGACGAAGCTGAAGCAATTGAGAAACACGGTTTATATAATCTTGCAGACTTCTTGCCTAAACGTCCAACTGATGTTGATCTTAAAATCATGAAAGAAATGTTCGAAGCATCAGTTGATGGACAACCATACGATGAAGAAAAATGGGGTGCGTATTACAAACCACGCGGTTCATTCACTTCTAATGCTCCGGCCACTAACACAGCACCGGCTGCGCAAGCACCTGTAGCTACACCTGCTGCAACAGCAGTTGTTAGTGAGCATGTTGCTACAACAGACGTTCCATTTGAAGCAGATGATGCTCCAGAACCAACAGCGGCAGTAACAACTCCTGCTAGTGGCGGACAACGTGCTGAAGACATTTTAGCAATGATTCGTAATCGTCAAAAGACTGCGTAGGGAGTATAATTGATTACGTATGTAATTGATTACCAAAACGGGAGTATGGGTCAGAGTTTGTTGGCTCATACTCTTTATAGTTGCAATCAAGTCGAGTTAGATCTAAATCTATTTTTTTCTGATACTGGCAATAGTCATAACATTTGTAAATTAAATAAAACACATCTACAGGCGCAGCATTATATTAATATTATTGATACTTGCAATTATACAAAGCTAGTGGAAATAGTGCCCGATAATGAATATAAGTTGCTTCGATTAAAGATGAGTTATGAAAAATGGACTGGATGTTTTCCGGAGCCAGGTAATTTTGAAAAATTTAATTTTCGTGATCTAGGTAAAGATAATTCATATTATGAATCGTTGGCTTTAAATTATTATGGTATATTTGATGATATACCATACAATAGTGATATAGTAACACTGTCGGCATTTATAGCCAATGATATTGATGCATATAAAACATTAATTGCACGTACATTTGGTTGGCAGTGGGATGATGCTAAAAGTACTGAATTTAACCATTCAATGATTTATGCCAATAAAGCATATTTAGATTGGCTTAATAAAATAACCACTATTTGTACAGATATTATTAATTTCAACATTAGTCAACTTGATAATTTATTGTTTTGGGAAAAGGCTGCAATTATAGCGTATGTTTGTTATACATTAAAGATAGATGATTTAAAGAAGTTAACCTGGAACGAAGCAGATCAATTCCTACTTAACGATACTAAATTTTTAATTACTGATTTAAAAAGGATATTAACACATGGCAAAACCATTTGATGTAAGTAAATTTAGAAAGACCTTAACTAAGTCAATTGACGGGTTAGGATTTGGATTCAACGACCCAACTGATTGGGTTAGTACAGGTAACTATGCACTTAACTATTTAATTAGTGGCGACTTTAACAAAGGTATTCCGCTAGGTAAAGTAACAGTATTTGCTGGTGAGTCTGGCGCAGGTAAATCATACATCTGTTCTGGCAATATTATTAAAAATGCACAAGATCAAGGCATCTATGTTGTTTTAATTGACAGCGAAAATGCGTTAGATGAAGCATGGCTTAAAGCACTTGGTGTTGATACAGACGACAGCAAATTGCTTAAACTAAGCATGTGTATGATTGATGATGTAGCAAAAACAATTAGTACATTTATGGCAGACTATAAAGTATTAGCAGAAGGCGATCGCCCAAAAGTTATGTTTGTAGTTGATTCGCTTGGTATGTTACTAACACCAACGGACGTCAATCAGTTCGAAGCAGGCGACATGAAAGGTGATATGGGTCGTAAACCTAAAGCCCTTACATCACTTGTACGTAACTGTGTAAACATGTTTGGTAACTACAACGTGGGCTTAGTGTGTACAAATCACACATACGCAAGTCAAGATATGTTTGACCCAGATGATAAAATCAGTGGCGGCCAAGGCTTTATCTACGCATCAAGTATTGTAGTTGCTATGCGTAAATTAAAACTTAAAATTGACGAAGACGGCAACAAAGTTACTGAAGTACTTGGTATACGTGCGGCTTGTAAGATTATGAAAACACGTTATGCTAAACCATTTGAATCAGTGCAAGTACAGATCCCATATGAAACAGGTATGAGCCCGTACAGTGGACTAGTTGATTTAAGTGAGAAAAAAGGTATTTTGGCTAAAGATGGTAACAGTCTTAAGTATACCGCAGTCGATGGCACGGTTATTAAACAATTCCGCAAAGCGTGGGAACGTAATGATAACAACTGTCTAGACAAAATTATGAAAGATCTTCAAGACAATCCTGATATGCTAAGTAAACAAGATACAGTTAAATCAGAGGAAGAAG